AGCACTACGTAGACTAGACAATAAAAACACTAGTACTATACCTGTTAAGCAAAGGGTTCTTAGCTCTAAGGTCGTCAGTTCTATAACAGTTAATGCCGGAAGACCCTCTACCGTTATACGCAATAGCAAGGTAGAAGAACAGCTACGATTATTTTATAGAGCAGAAGCACATAACAGTAACTCAATACTCGCCCTCACTGACTTTCGTGGTACCTCTGTACCCGGAAAGAGAGCAACAAGAAGGCGAGCTAATAATCAATTTGATGAAAGAAACACTGGGGTAGATCCCCTTACTGGTGAAACTAAGTCCACTCTTGTGTATGATCCTGACTTTAAGGTTCTACAGGAACGGTTAGACTTTGTAAACCAATCTAAATTACTCAACCCAGAACAAAAGGCTTTTATTAGTCGCTTTGCTCAATCGCTTGAAGTAGATGGTGTTTCAGTTAATCAGCAAGCAGCTATCACTGAGAATCTAAGGATTGTCTTTGAACGATTTGCTAAAGACAAGATACCTTGGGATAACTTCTCTGCCGTACTAAGAGCGGAGATGAAAAACTCTGTTGTTAACACATCAAGAATATTAGATAGGCGTTCTAGATCTCGATCCAAGCTCTTCAAGTTTGGTTCAGATGGTCAAGAAGCACAAATACAAATAGCGGGAGAATGGACAACATTCAATGACATTACTAGTAGAACACTGTCGAATCAGAGGTTCGTAAGAGACTGGGCTGTAACAGATGGCCTAGACTTAGCACGAACATCTTATAAATCAGGACGTTCACCACTAGCAAGTTACTTCCCTAAACCCCCTAGATTTTTACCTAAGAAGATAAATGTCAAGGAAACATTAATTAAAGAAATCGAAACCCTACCCTTCGGCAAAGCATTTGTTCGAAAGTGGCAAGGGAAACCTTCAGATAGTGCAATCACCCAATTCTTGCGAGCAGGAAAAGAGCGTAAGCGTAGATTCTTAGATTTAGACTGGCTCTATACTAAGAAAAGAGATGACTTCTTTCAAAGGTCTGTGACCCCTGAATTCATCCGAGAACGTACTAAGCTTTTGTCAGAGATAATGGCAGACATTGCCACAGGTAATTCTACCGACTATGACGCGTTAGCAATCACTATTGGAAAGAAACTGCATCAAGCTGAAGCATCTGACTTCGAAATCTTTTTTAAAGCACCAACAATCTCTAACTACCATAAGGCAGGTTCAGAAATATTGACAGGTCTTAAAGATCAAGGAAAGATTAAAGTTGGACTACGAGGCGTAACCCGAAGAGGCGTTATTGACTTGGATTCTGGACGTTCCGAAGTAGGTTCGTACAAGGATACTATCTCTCGTGAAGTTCAAATTGTAGACCCACGAATGCTCCAATTGCAACGTGCTAATCGTGAATTAACTTACTCACTACGAATGGGTACCGTTAATGACCGAGATAGATTATACGTTCGTGCAGGCGAAAAGAAGTTCTTCGACTCCCGTGGAAAGAAGACTAACATTAGCGTCATCACAAGGAAAGCAAGTGGTAACTACGATCAGAACTTGGTAGATAAAGACTTTTCAGAAATGCTGAATCATGTAATGGATTTTGAGTGGGAAATTGATCAAGACTTCGGTCGATTCTTTGATGACCTCGCTCACTTCCGAGACCCTAGAGGTCAGGTAGCTAAATTTGATGAGTTGAATGGTTTTAGAAAGATTTTATTACAGCGTGGAGAACAAGGCGCTGGTATGTTACAAGCAATTAGATGGCATCACGAAAATAAAACTACGTGGAGGAATTGGGCGCAAATCGATGGTAGAGGCCGTGTCTATACCCAAGGTTACCTACATCCCGCAGGTGGTGAATTCGTAAGACCATTTTTGAATACAGCGAAATCTCAAGCAATAAATCAAGAAGTACTTGAGGAACTTCGTATACAGATGGGTACTCTGGTTGGAGAAGCATTTAGTGTTTTGTCTAACAGAGGACGTCTGGACTCTTTTTATAAGAATGAAAAAGGCTTCTTAGAGTTAGGAGAAATGATTAGTAACCCAACACAGAGACAGCGTAGACTTAGGGAATTCCTACAACACCCAATGGTGCAAGGAATAGAAGCAGAAGAGCTCCCCAAGCTAGCTAGATTTGCATTGGAGTACCATCGTATCCATAAGCATGTAGATGGCGACTTTAGTAATACCGCTAAACTACAAACTTACCGAACTAAACTAGGAAACGAGAATGACGCGTCCGCTTCTGGAGCACAGCTTATTGCTTTGTCCACTAGAGACCGCGCTCTTGCTAATGCCTCAAATGTAGTAGCAACGGACAGAAAGAATCGTCTTTATGACCTTGTTGCTGAAAGAACTATGTCTGACCCTGCGTTCAGAAAGATTAACCCGATTGGAACCGATATTGCATTTGGCGACCTAGCTAAAGCAGCTAAAGGGCAATCGATGGTATCCTTCTATGGTGCGGGACAGGCAACACAGGCAGCTGCTATTGAATCTAAACTTGCAAAAGCACTGGCTAAGAAAGATTACACCGTAATATCATCTCAAGAGCTTCGTCAGTTTAATAAAGAAATTGACATGCAAATTAATAAAGCTAAGAATGACAATGCCCTGTCTGTGACAGAAAGTCTGAAAGAGCTTAAGAAAGAGATAAATTACGCTATTAACAACAACGCTCCGATAGGGAATAAGCTTATTGCTCAAGCAGCAGATTTGCACCCCGACTCCGAGCAGTTTGTAAGAAAGCTGACCAACGTTAAAGGTGGCTTGATTGGACCGAATCAGTTCAGACAAGTTGCTGAAATAATGAGTGGGCATTTGAAAGACATTGCCCCTGTTACAGAAAAGTTCGTAGGTTTCTGGAAAGACGTTGCGAGAATCTATATCACGGAATCACAGGAAGTAGATATTCCTTGGGTTACGATGGATGGAAAGGTTTTAATTCAGCGGTACCGTCCCACTGTTCAAGAAAGGATCGAGTTTATTGATCCAGTGACTGGTAGGAAAGTATCGAATATCTATGAGGACACCATTACCGATAGTAAGTTTATTGGAAAGCAATCTATAATCGGTGCTCGTAGTGGTTTGGGAGTAAATGGTAATCATATGAATGATGCCACGATCGTTAGATGGTTCCATCTGTGGGGTAAAAAGAATGGCGTTAATACCGCTACTATTCACGATGGATTCTTTACTAACATCTCTGACTCTGTAAAAGCTAAATTCGCATTACGCGATATGTATGCTAAAGCAGTAGAAGGAGACACACTCTTAAACACCCTCAAGGAAATGAGGAAAAGAGGACTCTCTGATGAGTCGTACCGGAAGCTAGTTGCGAGAGCAGAAGCTGAAGGCCTACTAAACCCCCAAAACGGCATAACCGCCAAAGATATCCTAGCAGATATCCCAGAAGGTTGGGATTTTTACGGGATCGGTCCATAAGGGCCAAAGAACTCTTACTACAGGTATCTGTGATGCTTGTTTAATTTTACTGGTCTGTGACCGAAGGAAAATATAATGTCTATAGAAAACGAAAATAGTGTAAACGAAGAAGCTGCTCAAACTGAAGTTTCTCAAGCGGAAGAGGTCTCTAAGATCATCGAAGCTAGAGTTGCTGAAGAACTTGCTGGCATCAAAGAGAAATTGAATAATGCTTACTCTGCTAGAGATGAAGCTGTCAAAAAGGCAGTTGCATTTGAAGAAGAGAAGAAAGAGCATGAAATCAAGCGACTCGAAGATGATGGCAAGCACAAAGAAGCTGCTGACCTAAAACTCGCCGAATTGACTGCTAGACTAGGTGAACGAGATCGTCAGATTACTGAATTGACTCGTGATAACGTAGTTCGAGATGCTCTGAAAGGTATGGACTTCCGCAATGATACTGCGGCTGACTTTGCTTATAAAGATGTTGTCTCTCAGCTGATACAAGACGAAAACGGTCTGTGGGTTCACCGAACAGGTGCTTCTGTTAAAGACTATATCGATTCTTTCCGTAAGGATGAGGACAAAGAGTTTTTGTTCAAACCTCGCCAATCCTCTGGAGCCGGAACACAAGCTTCTCAAGCCCCAACTGGAGGTTTTGACTCTAACAAACCACTATCAGAAATGTCTATTGACGAAATAATGTCAGCTGCCGCAAGCGGTGCATTAGACGATGGACAGAAGTGGTTATAAGAACTTAACTACTAACTTTACTTTTAAATAATATTTTTGGAGACCATTAAAATGGCTATTTCTTCAAGTGCATTCAGCACTCTTAACAAAGCTATCTCTGCTTACACAGATGAGATGTACACTCGCGCAAAGAAATTGGTTGGCACTGAGCTAGTCGGTTCTGACGCACAAATCAAAGCTGACGGTGAAGACTTCATCGGTCAGGTAAGATTCTACAAGCCTCTCGGTAATTACGCTGTTGGCGCAACTGGCGGTTCTTCTGAAGATGTCGCAGGTAGCTCAAACGCTGTTGTTAACGTTGCAAGCCAAGACGAAGACTACGGTAAGACTACTAACATCAGCACTGAAGTTCAGACTTACATCAAGACTGTCCGAACTCACGGCGCTAACGAGTACATGATCCAAAGCATCATTTCTGGCGAAGCCGGACTTGAAAAGATCGCTCGTGACTTCTCTGAAACTCGTGCTGAAGACGAAGATCAGGCTCTGAGAGCATGTCTGTCT